CTCCTCGAGAGTTTGCGGTCGTCTCCACTCCCCATCAATGAGCTTCGCATCAGTCGGCTCTGCAACCATAACCGGCGGTTGTGGTTGGCCAAGTGAGAGCTCCTCTAGCTTGGTACGTAGGTCCCGAGCGGCTATGACCGAATCTAGGAAAGCCTCACGATACACCGTCTCATTCAGGGAATCCACAACTTCGCTAGGCGTAGTTGCTTCAATCCCCGGATGTTTCGATGCTCGATCAGCCCCCCTAGAAACCGTGCCATAGTGCTCACGATCCCTGTAAACCGTCCCTAACCTCTTAGCAACGGCAATTAAGTCGCTATAAGAGTCTAGGTATTCAAGAATGAGACGAATCTCACTCTCGAAGAATAATTTACATAGACCGTGAACCCGAGTCACGGAGGTCTTATATAGGGAAGTTACCGATTTCAAGGGTAGCCAACCTTTTAGACCTTTGTAACCCGGCCCCCCAGGACCATAGAACGTAACAATGTAGTTACGGAGTCGTTTTGGGAGAGAAAACAATCGTTTTGACGCTGAAGCTTTCGCGCGGTACCCATATCCTAGGACAGATAGCATCTGCCCAAATGATAAAGAGTACTTACGCGTTAGCTCCAATAGACCAGCAAGAGATTGCCGGCCTACCACGAATTCAGCAAATGGAACCATTGAAACGTTCACTCCATTAAGGAATGTCCGCTTCGCAAATTCCATCGCCTTACCCGTTGTTGAGATCAGGGACTTATGCGCCCCGATCCCAACGTCTAACGATGTCATTATCCCGGCGTACTCTTTAGCCACACAGTCACGCGCTATGACCACGTCGTCTCCCAAAACGGCGTAGCCCGCGTACCATGGTTTAGTGGGAGTAATCACACCTGCTCTGAAAGCAGACCACTGAACGATCGCATGATGGAGAAAAGCCAGCATGGCCCACGAACTGAGCGCACCCATTGGCTGACCGGTAGCATACTGAACATAACCTAGCTCCGAGATGATCTGTTTAGGACCACCTTGGGGCTGCCAGGTTTTTGGACAGTGATACTTCCGGCCTACCATTAGGCAACCCCACAGTTCTGCCCCCCAACTTGTTAGGAAGGGAGACAGTAGTACTTTCTGAAGTACGATAGGCAGACGATCAGTCGCGGCCGACAGGTCAAATGAATACAAGGAGATTGGCTTGGAGAATTTCTTCTCTTCAGCCTCCTTCCAAGTAAACAAATTCCCTATTGGACGCTCCTGATCGAATGTCCCATCCTGTGGTATTCGTTCCAGTAGCCCAAAGATCGCTTTATGAAGGCGATCAAAGAGCCACTGTGTCCATGGGTCCACCATGGCAAACACCCGGACCTTCCCCGCTGGTTCCGGTTTGAACCCTAGTTTCCCGAGCCAATTAGTTGCTTCGAACGGGCACTTCGGCCCGCCCGATGAGAGCGGAAGGGAATCCTCCCACACCCACAACTCCTTGGCCCAGGATTCAATTCTGTTCAGCACCCACTGGTTTCCAGTCATCTTACACCAATTTTCTAAGATTGGATAAAGAGGGCTGTGTAACCAAGTGTATGCCGAAGCCAGAATCTGTGCTGGAGACGTATTCTGAGCACCGCTCGGAACATTGCTTCCACGCACAGAGGGTCCAGACTTAGAAATCAGAAAAGGTTTGGCCCGGAGTCCCTTCAAGAACTCAAGGGGGCCCTCGCCCTCTTCATTCCAAAGTGCATCAGTTATCGTACCATCTTCATGATACAATTTCTTCAACACATGGATGAAGTGGTTGAATACGAATTGACTAAATTCGTATGTCACAAGAGGGTCTCCTCCGTATTCTTTGGTGATCGTACTTATCTTCACCACTCCTGGAAAATCTAATACTCGGTATAACCCGAATAAAGTTGACCAGAAGCGGATCGTCCAAGTACAACCAGATCGAATACGAGCTCTATGTAGAGCGGGAATTATTGAAGGGATCCCCCTATGCGATCGACCGACTCGGGCCCCGAAGGGCGTCAAATCGTGTAGTCGTTGTCCACCTACTGCCTGCTGGAGCATAGAGAGGCAAGCCTTGAGATAAATCACAAGGTACTTGATCCCTCCATGTTTATACAGCCGATGGTAAGCGGCCAACGTAGTGATTACTACCTTGACAACTGAAAGGTTAACTCTCCGTCCCAGAAGTGATATACATCCTAAGACGTGTACCACAGCTGGACGCCCAAGTTTTACCTTGAGCATGGCATTAAGAGACGAATAAGAACTTAGCAGTCGAGAATACGCACGACCAAGCGTTCGCTTGATGTTTGTGTTTATTGTCACTGTTAGTTATTATAAGTACTCTTAAACTTCGGTTTCCTCGTTAGAGGGCCGCAGCCAGCCTTGGAAGGCGTTGGTGAGTAAAAACCAATCAGGCTTCAGGTAGCTAATCAGCAACACCGAGTTCGACCCCGGGACCTGATCACGCATAGCAGCCCGTTTCCCATGTCCTTTGATATGGCCACCGGCTGGACTAATCAGTCTCACCTCCGAAGAGGCTAACCGCCTCCAGATCACCGACCATCGTAGTTAACCCCGTTTTGGGAGCACCGAAGTGCTACTACTTGGACTATTCACCCTATCCAGGGTCCATGGTACTAAGGACTACCACTTGAGTTGGGGTTCGCCCTAAACGGTTGCAACCAACGAAGTGGTATGACAAAGGGTTCTAAACCTTTGCTGTAACCACTTCGGATTACGGTGTCCGCTCTCTCATGTGACTGCTTCCCATTTCGGAAGTCGGAAGGAACAACGTCCCCTCCAACCACCTATCTCCCTCAGTGTATCGACCTCTACCCGACCTGCCGTTGCGCAAGGTCGTAGACGTCTTTCCCCTAGGGCGTGAGGTGTGAACACACGCTTGCTAGTCCCCCAAGCGAATGGAGTGGGTCATCATATCTACTAAGTCTACGCAACGTCCAAATGGGCGCTTAAGGAACTTAACTCAGATGCTAGGGATATTGACCCACGCATGCAAAGCAAAGTCGCCAACGCGGCTTTGTTAGCATGGTCCGGTTTGCACCGGA